ATGAAATGGCGGCGGGAGTCCGAAACGTTCGACGGTGACTACGAGCGCGCGAGGCTCGATAGAACCGACGGTTTCGTGGAGGAGATGACCGACATCTCTGACGACTCTACGAACGACTTTATGGAAGCTGAGCGTCGCGATGGCTCGACCTACGACAAGTTCAATGAAGAGGCTGTCTCACGTTCCAAGTTGAGGATAGAGACACGCAAGTGGATCGCTGGACGCATGAACCGGAACAAGTATGGAGACAGCACCGCGGTCACCGGACCGAACGGCGCGCCGCTCCTTGGGCCGGGCTCGGTTGTGACCATCTTCGGGCTTCCTGACAATGGCCGCGACCCAGACGCTGACGAAGCAGAAGAGGCTTAGCGCGGTCCCATCCGGCGCGAATGTCATCAGTCCTCAATCTGGTCCACAGACACAATTCCTATGTACTTCCGCGGACATAGCGATCTTCGGAGGCGCCGCTGGCGGCGGGAAGACCTGGGCTCTCCTACTGGAGCCCATGCGCCACATCGACAATGGGAACTTCGGGGCTGTCATCTTTCGCCGCACGAGTGTCCAGGTCCGCAACGAGGGCGGCCTATGGGACGAGTCAAAGAGGCTATACCACTTCGCGGGCGGCAGCCCGAAGGAGCATGACCTCTGGTGGCGCTTCCCATCCGGCGCGTCCATCAGCTTCGCGCACCTTGAACATGACAAGAACGTCCACGACTGGCAGGGCGCGCAGATACCGCTCATATGCTTCGACGAGATCACGCACTTCAGCGAGGCGCAGTTCTGGTATCTTGTGAGCCGCAACCGGAGCATGTGCGGCGTGCGCCCGTACATAAGGGCGACCTGCAACCCCGACGTCGATAGCTGGGTCGCCGGCTTCATAGAGTGGTGGATCGATCAAGACACCGGCTACGCCATCCCGGAGCGGGCGGGGAAGATTCGCTGGTTTGTTCGTGTTGGAGAGAAGCTTATCTGGGGGGATTCCCCGGAGGAGCTCTCAGGCTACGTCAATCCGCTCACCAAGGAGCCCATCCCGCCCAAGAGCGCGACGTTCATCCCGTCCTCGCTCCAGGACAACGTGGCCCTGATGCAGGCCGACCCCGGCTACATGGCCAACCTTTTGAGTCTCCCGCTCGTGGAGCGCGAGCGCTTGCTCAACGGCAACTGGAAGATTCGCTGGCAGGGTCAGCAGTTCTTCAACACAGCCAACCTTCTCATGGAAGGCCAGCCGGTTCCGGCGCCGCCGCGCTGCGACGCGGTCTTTACTGTAATCGATACGGCGACAAAGACCGGAACGTCGAACGATGGAACGGCCTCGGGGCACTTCGCCCTGATGAACTACGGACCGATCTATCAGCTTGTCATCCTGGATTGGGACATCGTCCAGATAGAGGGCGCGCTCCTGGAGCACTGGCTGCCGAGCCAGCTAGAAATCGGGGAGAACTGGGCCAAGATCTGCGGCGCCCGCAACGGCTACGGCGGGGCGTTCATAGAGGAAAAGAACAGCGGCGAGATCCTGCTTCAGCAGGCGGCCCGCCGCGGCTTGCTCGCCACGGCTATCGATTCCCGCCTGACCGCCTTGGGCAAGGACGAGCGCGCGCTCTCCACGAGCGGCTACGTCTCCACCGGCAAGGTGAAGATAAGCGAGCACGCCTACCACAAGGTCGTGGAGTACAAGGGTCTGAGCCGCAACCACTTTCTGAAGCAGGTTGAGAACTTTTCCATCGGCGAGACAGACTCCAACGGGAAGCCCGTCGCCAAGCGTGCTGATGACTTGCTGGACATCTTCACCTATGGCATTGCGCTCGGTCTCGGGGATGCGGGAGGCTTCTAGCCTTGCAACCGGCCGGCGTGGGCGGGCATTATGGCCAAGGGCGGCGGAGGCCATCCATGCTGTTTCACATCAATTGGCGACGCCACCCGGAGGACCCTGAAGGGGTCCAGATCAGCCTTTCCACTGAACTTGAGGCGCTGGCAATCGCCCTCGCCAATGCACTCCTCGTCTATCTGAGAGGCGAGGCAACACATGGAGAACTGCACATGTCGAAGACTCTGAACATCGGGGGCACTTCTACCGCCTCCGTGGCCTATACCGACGCGGCCGGCGTCTCCGTCCCGGTGAGCGGTGCCCCGACCTGGACCGTGGATGATGCGACCATCGCTTCCGTGACNCCCGCCGCCGATGGCCTCTCGGCCGCCGTCGTGGCCCTGAAGGCCGGCACGGCGACGATCACCGTTGTGGCCGAGGGTGATCCGACCCCCGGCGTGGACACGATCACCCTGACCGGCACGGTGAACGTCGTCGACGAAGCCTCGGGCGGCACGCTGACCTTTACCTAGGGTCGGTATTTCAGGGACTGTAACGTCCACTTAGTCTAGGCCGCGAGGGTCGTTCGGCAACCGCCGGGCGACCTGAGCGTTTTCACATAGGTCGGGGGACCACAATAAAAGGAACTCCGTCATGGACGTTGGTAAGCTCCTGGAACTTCTGTTCATTCTCATCGGCGTCGGCATCATCTTCTGGGGTGGATGGGCTCTACTCAAAAACGTTCAGCTTGCGGCGCCCTTCCGTATCCTGATCACCGTCGTTGGGGCGCTGATCTGCCTCGTCGTGGCGTGGAACGTGCTCATCCCACTGCTGGCCTCTATTGGCGGCGGGCAGCTTCTCCATAGTCCGAAGCATTGAATGAGTAAGAAGCATATCAAGGCCGTTATCGCCATGGTTGATGTCTTTTGGCCTTACCTTGATCATGATGGTAGATACTTGTTGATAAAGTGGGCTACGCCGCAAGTGGGGAGGCATCATCGATGGCAACAATCACTAGCTCCCCCGCCGGCCTGAGCAACGCGCTCCAGGACCTTCTGACGTCCAACGCGGACATCGTGCCCGGCGCGGCGCCGTCCTATCAGATGTGCAAGACCATCTACGCCTATCACCCGCTGGGCAAGAAGATGGCCGACACCCCGATCCAGATGGCGCAGTCCAAGCCGCGCACGATCACCGTGCCCAACGGGCCGGAGCAGGCTTTGGTGGAGGCCTTTCAAAAGGAGTGGGACGCCATGGGGGCGTCGGCGGCCATCTTCAACGCCGCGCGCCTAAGCCGCGTGTACGGCGTCTCCTCCCTCGCCATCATGACCGATGAGGACGACGTCACCCAGCCCCTGGACTACGCGGCGCTGGCCGACAAGAGCGTCGCCATCAACGTCTACGATCCGCTGAACACGTCTGGCTCCCTGGTACTGAGCCAGATACCCAACGCGGTGGACTTCCAGAAGGTCAAGAACATCACCGTGCGCGGGGACAGGTTTCACCGCAGCCGCACCGTGGTGATAATGAACGAAGCTCCGCTCTACCTGGAGTGGACGTCCTCGGCCTTTGGCTACGTTGGGCGCAGCGTCTATCAGCGCGCGCTCTATCCGCTGAAGAGCTTCATCCAGACCATGATCACCGATGATATGGTGACGCTGAAGGCCGGCGTCCTCATCGCCATTCTGAAGGGTGTCGGGTCCATCATCAACAACGTGATGCGCGCCATCGCGGGGCAGAAGCGGGCCGTCGTCCAGGAGGCCCAGACCGGCAACGTCATCAGCGTCACGGCCCCCGAGGAGGACATTAAGTCCCTCGACATGTCCAACGTGGACAAGGCCATGATCACGGCCCGCAAGAACGTCCTGGACAACATCGCGACTGCGGCTGACATGCCGGCCATCATCCTCAATCAGGACACCTTCGCCGAGGGCTTCGGGGAGGGGACCGAGGACATGAACCGGGTTGTCGGGTTCGTAAATCTCATCCGAGAGTGGCTCCAGCCTCTCTACGACTTCTTCGATCGTATCGTCATGCATCGGGCCTGGAGCCCGGCCTTCTACAAGACCATCCAGGCTCGGTTCCCGGAGTCGTACGGCGGGGTCTCGTACGAGATAGCGTTTACGGACTGGAGCAACAGCTTCCACACCGCGTGGCCCGCCTATCGCGAGGAACCGGAGAGCGAGAAGATCAAGGTCGCCGACGTCCAGCTCAAGGCCATCATCGCCATGCTCGAGGTCCTGCTCCCCTCTGGGTTCGGCGCAGCGGCCAAGGCCAAGACGATCATCTGGGCGCAGGACAACTTCAACGAACTCAAGGATCTATTCACGTCCAAGCTTGACCTGGACATGGATGACTTGGAGTCTGACTTCGAAGAAGCGGCCGAGGACGCCCGCAACATGGCCGAGCAGACCGGCGCCGCGGGTGGCTTGCAGGAGCCCAAGCCAGCCCCCCCGTTCAGCGCCCGTGACTCCGCCCCTCCCCTCCCCTTTGGGCGGCGGGCCGCGGTCAAACGAGCCCTGGACGCCCTGGACGCGGCGACCGCGAGGCTCGACAAGGAAGCCGCGTGATGATCATAAAGGCCGAGGAGCAGGCCGCCATTCAGGCGGACATGGACGCGTACGTCCTGGCCATGCAGGCATCATCTCACGAGTTCCACCAGTTCAGCCACGCCTGCGAGGCCCACAATGTGGGACGTCGCTGAGACACTGAGGATCAGCGCCGTGAGCCACTTCGAGGCTTCCATGGACGCGCTTGCCCGGGGGCATCATCGTATCGCTGAGTTGGCTGGCCGGACGGCGCCGGGCGGGGATTGAGGGCTGATGCCAACCAAGTCGCCCGCCCAGCACCGGCTCATGGAGGCCGCCGCCCACACGCCGGGCGGATACGGGGGCGTGAGCCAGGCGGTCGGGAGGGAGTTCGTGGGCAAGGATTCAGCACTGATGGACAAGCTGGACGCCATCGGGGACAAGCTGGACGCCCTGGACCGGAGGCTGGACGCCATGGAGCGGGCGGACGCGGCGGAGCGGCTGGATGCTATTGAAACCGTTAACGGCTTCCAGATTCGAGAAGGTAAGATCGAGAGCGGTCCGAACATGGACTGGAACAAATGGTACATCGAAAAGGGCGGCAAGCGCAAAGGTCCATTCAATACCAAACGTGAAGCGCGTAGCGTGGCGGAGCGCACCGACGCGGCGGAGCGGCTGGATGGTCGTGGTGAGAGGACAGTGAAGCGCGCGGCCTACCAACAGAAGATCAAGGACGGCGAGTGGGAGGTTGAATACGAACCTGACAGCAATGGCCGGGCAACGATCATAAAGAAGCGGACCGGCCAACGTGAGACCATCCGTGTGGACGCCAAGGGCGACGATGACCGTTCCGCGGATCACGACCAGGACCAGGACGGCTCAGCCTTCACCGTCCACATCAGCGGCGAGGGCGTGGATCACAAACTTCAGCTCTCCGCCGAGACAACCGAGGAGGCGCTGAAGACGGCGGCGGAGCCGAATTCCTGGCTGCCCGGCGCCGATGGGCCGCGTGCCTAGTCCATACGCCACAGTCCTGACCGAGGCGGTGAACGACCTCGTTGACAACGGCTTTGACTCCGCCGAGCGGGTGGAATACTGGCAGGAGCGCCTGCGCCGGGCGGCCGAGGAGTCCCTGGCGACGCTGGACGAGATGGAGCGTTCCATGCGGGACGCCCTGAAGACTGTCTACAACCGGCTCGTGGAGCGCGGGGGCCTTGCCAAGCTGCACCCTGGCATCGCGCGCTTCACGGTGGAGCGCCTGACGCCCCTGCTCCGGGGGGAGCTGGACCGGCGCATCCTGGCCGCGACGGGGCTCATTCGTCTGAACCGCGAGGAGGCGGTCCGGAAGACGCTCCACCGCTTCAGCGGCTGGGCAACGAGCCTGCCCAAGGGGAAGGTCGCGGAGCCCGACAAGCGGGACACGAAGACGCTCATCCGCAAGAGCTTGAGCGGCCTGCCGTTTGAAGTCCGCCGCCTGCACATCGATCAGGGTCACAAGCTCACGTCGTCCATTAACTCCGTGCTCGCGGAGAACGGCGGGGCCATCGCGGGCGTCTGGCAGAGTCACTGGCGGCAGGCGAACTATGACTATCGGGAGACCCACAAGGAGCGCGACGAGCAGATTTACCTCATCCGGGATAGCTGGGCGCACAAGGCCGGGCTAGTCAAGCCGGGGCCGGCGGGTTATACGGATGATGTCACTCAGCCGGCCGAGGAACCATTTTGCCGGTGCCGATACAAGTTCCTCTATGCGCTCAGGGCGCTTCCGGCGGACATGGTCACGGGCCGCGGGGTCCAGGCGCTGGAGGCCGTGAGGGAGAACAGTTGATGGACGCCCGCGCCAAGAGCCTAGCTGATCAGCGCGCCGAGCACTTCCTGAAGTGGGCGCGGAACTTCCGCCTTGGGCGGGCCATCTTTGGCACCGGCGTCCTTGAAGGGCACGTCGTCCAGGTCGGCGGTGCAGCAAGCGGGGTCATGACGCTCCAAGGAAACGCCGACAAGGCCTGCCACCGCTGCGGAGCCCCGGCGAACTTTCGTAGCGACGATGGCACCAAGCGCGGCTGGCCCGGCGCCTGGGTCCCGGTCGGCGATCCACGAGAGAACCGCACGTTCCGTGACCTCGGGATCAAGCGCTGCCCCAACTGTGACATGCCGCGTCCCAAGCCCATCCCGGTGAGATTCGTGGGTGACAAACGCAAGCTGAAGATTCCCTTCTAGGAGACTGCTGAGATGTCTGATTTTCTCGTGAACCGTGTGGGCCTCACGCAAAAGACCATGCTGTCCAAGGTCGGCCCGAATGAGCGCCAGATGGCCTCCACCGTGGACGTGCTGGAGGTGGAACTCGTCCACGAGCACGGCGAACAGGGCACCGTCCTGAAGACCTTCTGGACCCCGGATGAACAGGAGGCCGCCCGCAAGAAGTACGTCCAGGGCGAGACCGTCACGCTGGAAGACTGAGCCCTTCAGGGGGCCAAAATGGGAGACCTATCATGACCATCACCGTTGCACCCGGCGTGCCGACTGGGCACTACTCCATCGTCGTTGGCCTGTGGGTCGAGGACGGTCAGGCCAGGATTGTAGATGGCCCGTTCAACTATACCCTGGACCTGGACGGCGACGGCAACTACATCCTGACCGCCGACGACGGGGTGATCAACGCTGAGCTGATCCAACCGGCTGAGCCGGCGCCCGAGGCTCAGGGGCTCGGTGTCGGTCAGGACCCGCAGCCTGAGCCTGAGCCTGAGCCTGAGCCTGAGCCTGGCAAGGCTGCGCCCTGAACGTGACGGACAACGCCTTAATCCAGCAATACAACGACGCGGCGGCTCGACTCATCAAGGAGGGCCAGTTTCCGGCGGCCATCACCATGCTGAAGCGGGCGGTGGCCGCCGCGCCCAACTTCGCGACCGGGTGGAGCAACCTAGGGAGCGCCCACTGGCACGCCGGGGACTACGCGGCGGCTGAGGTTCCCATGATCCGGGCTCTCGGCCTGGAACCAGACATGCCGGCCCACAACAGCAACTTCGGGTTCTTCTGCATGAGCACCGGCCGCCACAAGGAGGGCATGGCCTACATGCACCGGGCGCTGGAGCTTGCTGAGAAGAACCAGGTTGCCGGCGAAGTGGACGCCAAGAAGTGGGAACTCGGTCTGGCCTACCTCAAGGCGGGTGACTGGGAGAACGGCTTTCATTACTATGAGAGTCGCATCCCGCACAACGGAGCGCCCAAGTATCGCAAGTTTCCGTGCCCGACCTGGGACGGGAGTTCACTGGACGACAAGGTGATCTTCGTTGCCCCGGAGCAGGGCATCGGGGATCGTATCCTGTCCAGTCGGCTGCTTTGTGAGATCAAGCGCCGGTGGCCGACCTGCCACATCATCACGAGCGGTGACGCGGCTTGGCAGAACCTCCTCTGGGAGTTCCAGGTGGAGGGCATCTGTGACGTGGTTCCGTGGGGCGCACCTATCCTCACCGAGGGCCTGGACTTCGCCATCTACACCATGAGTCTCCTGGACCGTCTCGGCATCAGGCCTGACAACGTCCCGGCCGATCCGGGCCTTATCCGGCGCCGGGCGCAGAAGGGTCGCAGCGCGGTTGTCCTGCCGGAGCTTCCTGGAGATTTCAAGATTGGCATCGCCTGGACCGGCAGCCCGGTTCAGATCGACAACAACAAGCGAACCATCCCAGTGGAGAAGTTGCTGACCATCGGTGAGGACCCGCGTGTCAGCCTATTCAGCTTCCAGGTCGGCGCCGGAGCGGAGCAGCTTCGTGACTGTGGCGGCCAGATGCTCTGTTACCCCTTGGGCGAGGAGATCGCTCAGGAGGGACTCGTGGCCGGCGCTGCGGCCCTGATGGAAATGGACCTTGTCGTCAGCGTTTGTACGCTGACCGCTCACCTTGCCGCCGCGTGCGGCGTCCAGACATGGGTCATGCTCAATGCTGACCCCTGGTGGCTCTGGCTTCAGCAATCCAGGCGCGACCTGCGCACGAGCCCGTTGTGGCCCACCGTGCGCCTGTACCGCCAACCCCAGCCGGGAGACTGGGACAGTGTCATAGAAGACGTGCGCAGTGACCTGCGCTTCCTCATCAAGGACCGTGCTGCCTAGGCTCGCCGTCTCTGATCTAAGCCCCTGTCCACAATCACAATCCTCTAGCGGAGAGCCAGATCATGGCGAACGTCGCAACACTCACCTACGCCGGACGCACCATGCTCTGGCTCCGTCAAAAAGGGGTCGGGGCTGAGGGCCTCTTCGCCCAGTGGGGGACCGGCAACGGGGACACCGGCGCCGCAAACGCCAACGTGAACCTGTTTGCCCCGGCCACCGAGGCGCGGGCCACGGGCGTCACGTCTATCCTGACGACCAACTTCCTGGGCGACACTTACAAGAACATCGCCACGATCACGTGCGCTGTCGGTGGCAAGACCATCACGGAAGTCGGGTATTTCGACACGAGTACTGCTTCGGGCACGACCACTGTCAACTTCTCCATGACAGCCGGCGTCACGACCATCACGCTGGGGGCCACGAGCCCGATCACCTCGGGCAACTTCTACGCTCAGGTGGACCTGGAGACCCTGCTGTGCACCGGCGCCGCCTCGGCTACGCTCACCATCACACGCGGCGCCCTCGGCAGCACGGGCGCCGGCCACGCGGTCGGTGCGCCCTTCACTGTCGGCGGCGACGGCGGCGCGGCGGCCAACGGTGCGACCAGCAGCCAGACGGCCACGGTCGGCGCCACGCAGGGCGGCAACTGCTTCCTGCACGCGGACCATGGCGGCGTCGCCCTGAACGTCAACGACTCCATTAGCTACACGACGACGGTGACGCTGACCTAGGGTTTCAATGGCTTGGTCACATTAGAGAGGTGTAGCTGATGGGCTCCACTCTTCGCGATCGTGTCAGCATGACTGTCTCTGGCACGCCGGGGACTGGAGCTGTAACGCTCGGGTCTGCTCAATCAGGATATCAGACAGCTGCCGCGTCTGGCGTTCAAGATGGCGAGATTAACACCTGGGTTTTTAAGGACGGGTCGGCCTGGGAAATCAGTTCATGTGTCTATACCGCCAGTGGAACGAGCCTTGCTCGGACGTTGATCAGTAGCAGCACTGGATCACTTCTGAGTCTAAGTGTCAATACGACGTGCTTCATTGACTCTTCATCTCAGGACTATGGGAATTCCATCATAGGCCAATTCGGCGATGGGTCGGACGGCAACGTGACTATTTCGGGCAGCGTCACGCTGACCCGAGACATGTACTACAACAATCTGACGATAACGACAGGCGCAGCGCTCAATACAAGTAATTTCAGAATATTTTGGCGAGGAATTCTTGATATAACGTCGGCGCCGGCTGGAGGCATATTCAGCAACGGTAGTGCTGGTGGCAACGCGGCTTCTACTTCTTCCGGCGGCTCTGCTGGGACGGCAGCCTATACTAGTAGCACCGGGACAATCTTGAAGAATTGTCGAGATGGTACGTCTGGAAACGCTGGACAGACAGGACTCGGGACCAACGGCGGCCCCGCCGTTGTTGATGGCTTCACGTACGGCGGCGTGACGGGAATAAGCGGCGCCGGAGGCGCGGGCGTAAGCGCCGGTGGAACGGCGGGAACTGTCGCCGCAGCGACCTATCCTGGGTTTGTCCTGACTGTTGGACCGATAGCGCCGTTTACCAGCGCGGGTGGGGCTTGGTCTAGCAGCGTCGCCCCTGGCGATCCAGGTAACACAGGAGGATCGGGCGGTGGAGACGCCACCAATCGCGGCGGAGCCTGCGGCGGTGGCGGCGGTTCGGGCGGAGCAGTATTCCTTTGTGGAAACATCGTCAATCGTGGTGGCTCCACGGCGGCCGGTTGCATCCAGGCCAAGGGCGGCGACGCCGGCCTCGGCTTCACGCCAACGGTCGGCAACGTTGGTGGCGCCGGCGGTTCGACGGGTGGCGGTGGCGGCTTGGTTGTGCTCGCCGCGCGCCTGTTCGTCGGCAGCCCGGCC